GTGAGTACGAGTTTCACGTAAACATCCTTAGAGAAATCGTGTTTCCCTTTACGTATTGCCATTAGCAATAATGGTATGGTCTCTTGAAGACCACACTCTCAGCACGGATTCATTTCCGTGCACGTCTACTCTCCGTCAAAAGAGAGATTGTCCTTGTGGCTTAGAACACAAGGAACTTTTCCACTTCTGTAAGGAAGTGCTTGGTCCGTGCATTCGCGCGGACGATCCTGTCCCTCAGATTAAGATCTGTTGGGACGCACAAAACCTTTGGGAGTCAAAACTCTCAAGGGAAATAACTGGACTCGATAAGAGAGTCCATTTTCACGAGTTGCCAAGCATTTGGCATGCTCAAACTGTCCTCTACAAGGGGACATATTGGTTCCGGAGATTAATCCGGAAAGATTCCACCGGGAGGTGGAACCCGAATGGCGTGGCAGTCTTGAGACTGCTCGCAGGAATGAGGTCCTTCTCGGGACCTCAAGGTGTTCACAATCTTGTGAACATGAAGGTGTCCTCTTCTGGGGTACACAAGCTAAGAACTATCTTAGCTACAGTTGACGGGTTGGTCATGCAACTTGTCCTTGGCTTCCCTGAATGGGAAGAGCTTCTGGTTTGGTCCAGAATCGATCAGGTAATAAACTGCCTGATATGTCAGCTTTTGCCTGACTACTTCCGGGATGAAATCCCGGAAACGCCTTCTGCTTACGAGAAGGTTAAACGATTGCGTAAAGCAATCAAGGAACAGGGTTTCAACCCTGTTGGGAACATAAGTTCCATTGACATCCCGCGAGAGATGTCCTTCTTTAAAGTCATTACTGACTTTATGTCAGATAGGAAAACTCCTATCGACATGTACAGAGTTGCTCTTTTGAGCCAGACTCGAGCGTCGGGGGTTCCACCCCGACAAGTTTTCCTGAAGACCCTTCAGGAAATAAAGGAGGTTCTGACTGAGCCTCCAGATCCATCCGTTTACGAACGGATGAAACACTACATCGCTAAAGGTGTAGATGACGTCCATCAGGAAGTGGTGGAGTCAATAGGAGCTGAGGGAAACTCAGCCCACTTCTGGTCCTCTGTTATAAACAAGGCCAAAATATCACTAAGTGATAGTGGGGAGTTCTTTACGAACACCGCGTCTGGCGGTAAGCTTGAAGCCGCCAGAAAAGTTCTGGTTTCGAACCCAGAAATTCCAGAGTTGAATCTGGATACCGGCCTCCCTACGGGAAGGACATTGCGGCCCGGAGAAGATGGGACAGGTGAATGCCTGTTCCACTGGGCCTGCAATCAGTTTGCCGACAGGCAAACAATATATGACAGAAACGTTATGTCTGTCAGAGTCTCCCTAGTTGCAGAACTGGGGAAATACCGTGCGATAACTGTATCGCACCTCGCCCATGCCATGCTTTTGCATGTCATGTCACATATACTGTTAGAGTACCTAACAGTTATACCATCGTCCCGATCAGGCGTCGGGGCGGCAAATCACGCTTGGAATTTCTTCAAGCGCCTTTCGCACAAGAATCCTGCTGCGAACTTTATCTTTGGTGACAAAGATATCTTCCTGTTCTCCACAGATTGGGAACAGGCAACAAACTACTGCGATCACGCAGTAGCACAAGCGATGTGTAATCGCTTATGTTACAATGTGGGAATGCCCACATGGTACCGGCAAACATCAATGTTTGCCCTTTGTGCTCCTCGACAAGTCGAGGAGATGGATGAGAACAAAGTTCTCAGTCGCTACTTCACTACACGTGGAGAGCTTATGGGTGACCCTGTCGTCAAGGTCATCCTACATTGCTACCATCTGGTAGCAAGATTCGCTGCGAAGGAGCAGCTCCAGGCACTTCGTGCCCGGCCCGACCTTTTACAAGGTCTGTAGTATGCGTAAGCATACAACCGCAGTAAGCTGCACCCTCTCACGGAAGTGAGACCGCCCTTTGGGGCAATCGTCAACCGAAAGGTGGAGC